GTGTGATTACCTTGAAAAATCAGGGTATGTTTTACAATATACGCGTCCCTCTATGGGTGGATGGGAGCCTAAGCGAAAAGCTCTCCTCGAAATCATGTCTATGGAGCACCGTTTTGACACGAACATATTAGATAAGATCACTTGTGATATGTCTAAAATTATTGTCGAGAAACTTGGTGATCGGGTTAATACGCTTGAAGTCTATGACGATTTTACTGCTATTAACGGTGCTGCAGGAGTAGCTTATGTTGATAAAATTAACCGAAAGACATCTGCAGGATTCCCCTGGAAAAGAAGTAAGCAGTACTTCATGAAAGCCATCCCAGCTGAAGGCCAGAACCTCGAGCCGGTGGAACTAAATAAGGAAGTCATGGATCGTGTAGTTTCTATAATAGAGAAATATTCCAATGGTGAAATGTGTCACCCTGTGTTCACTGCTTCTTTGAAGGACGAACCAGTAACGTTTGCTAAAGCTCAGTCACACGCTACGCGTGTTTTCATGGGTGCGCCCGTTGATTGGAGCATTGTGGTCCGAAAGTATTGTCTCTCTTTTATACGTCTTGTTCAAAGTAATCGTCTCATTTTTGAGTGCGGAGCAGGTACAGTAGCCCAATCTGATGAATGGCATAATTACCGAGAGTGGTTGTGTATGTTCGGAGAAGATCGAATCGTTGCTGGCGATTATAGTAAATTTGATAAACGTATGGGAGGTGAGATTATACTTGCTGCATTTAGAGTTATGATAGACATCATGAAATCTTCCAAGATGTCTCATGCTGATATCCTTATTGTAGAAGGTATAGCACGTGACACGGCGTATCCTATGGTAGATTATTTTGGTGACTTAATGCAATTTAACGGGTGTAACCCATCCGGACATCCTCTGACGGTTATTATAAATAGTATAGCAAATTCCATTTATATGCGTTATTGTTATTTCCTTCTCAGCCCCGACCATGAAATTGAGACTTTCCAAGAAAATGTTCACTTGATGACTTACGGAGATGATAATATAATGGGCGTTTCTGGAGATGCTGAGTGGTTTAATCATACATCAATCGCAGCTACTCTCGCTACATACGGTGTCAAGTACACTATGGCAGATAAGGAAGCTGTTAGTATTCCTTATATACACATTGATGATGCTTCTTTCCTAAAAAGGAAGTGGCTGTACTGTAGTCATATGGAGAAATATTTAGCTGCTTTGGATGAAGATTCTATACACAAAATGTGCATGATTTGGATTCCATCTGATGAGATATGTCCAGAGCAGCATGCTATCCAATGTATGAATACTGCTGTTATGGAGTATTTCTTCTACGGGCGAAAAATGTTTGAGAAGAAGCGGGCTTTCTATACTAAGATGATGCAAGATCTTGATCTTGGTCTATTCTATAAAGAAAGTCCTTTCCCTACATGGGACGAGTTTAAGACGAAGTATGAGAAATCTTCATCTGTAATTCAAAGGCTTGAGGAACTAAGTCTGAACCAAAAAGTTCCCCCGTCTTACAGTTTACTGTCAGATATCTTTAGCGGAGCCGCTGAAGATAACTGAAGAGTGGGTAAGACGGTGACCCCCCTGCGTGAGCGATCCTCAAAATCTCTTTTTAGAGATGTGATGCTGGGGCACACCTTAAAAAGGCTCGATTTATGCACGTTTGAGTAAAAGTGCATATCTTAATAACTACTCACTGAAAAACAAAATAAAAATAAAAATACGGATTCTGCATCTTATGGTGTGGAATCTCCAGAAAACCAAAATAAAAATATATCCGATGGAATAAATTATGATGTTCCATATGTATCTTTCCGTCAACCGAGAAAGAAAACTCATTTCTGTTGCTTCCAGTCTGGGGAGGAGGAGATGGGTATGCGCGATCAGGGTCAAGCTAGTGATAAACAAACACTAACCCAAACAATCGATTCAGCAAAGGGTATGAATGTAGAATTTGATTCACCTATGACTCAACTATCCTCACATTTGTTTTCACCTGATGCTGAACTGAGTAAGTTTTTGACGAGACCAGTTCTTATCAAATCTTACACGTGGACGGAAGGTGGGACGTTATCAGATAACTTCTCTCCCTGGTTGTCTTATCTTAATCAGCCTATTATTAAGAATAAGTTGCAGAATTATTATGTTGGCCGGATGAATCTTCATCTTAAAATCATGATTAATGCATCTCCATTTTATTATGGGGCTGCTCTTGTAGCTTATAGACCTAGTACTGGGCTTGATCCAGCACAATTAAATCCTTTGGATTCTACGCATATCATCGGTTTGTCCCAACGGCCTCATGTATGGATATATCCACAGACATCTCAAGGTGGTGAAATGGTTCTACCATTTATCTATCATTTCGATGCTGTGGATCTAACATCCGCAAATGAAGTTTCGAATCTTGGCGATATTACGGTGAAATCGTTAACTCTTCTGCAGAATGCAAATTCAGTAGTTGCTGGCGATGCATCTGTAAGAATATACGCGTATGCTTCTGATATCCAGTTGGGAGGACCAACTTATAAAGCTGTTCTTCAAGCTGATGAGTATGGGAAGGGACCTGTTTCTGGCGCCGCTTCAGCGGTAGCTAATATTTCTCGAAGTTTAGAAGGAGTGCCAATTATTGGGAAATTTGCTAAAGCAACCACTTTGGGAGCTTCTGCTGTCTCTTCTATTGCATCTCTTTTTGGCTTCACAGATGTACCAGTTATCACTGATGTATCTGCTATGAAGAATTTACCATTCCACAGTATTACTTCAGCCCACATTGGTGAACCAGTGACTAAATTATGTCTAGATCCGAAGAACGAAGTCACTATAGATAATTCCGTTATTGGAGTGTCTGTAGAGGATGAACTAGCTATCTCCCATTTTGTGAATAGGTATTCGTATATTGGGAAAATGGACTGGTCACCCTCTACATCTGTAGATAGTTTGCTTTGGTCCGGAAGAGTCCAACCGAACCTCTTTAATCCCTCTACGACACCTGCTGGCCCATACGGTTCTGTAGCAGTTGTTGGAACTCCTATGTCGCATGTAGCTCAACTATTTAGATATTGGCGCGGTTCAGTAACTTTCAAAATCACAGCAATCGCCTCCAAATTCCATAGAGGACGCTATGTGGTGACGTGGGATCCAACTGCTGATATTAGTGCTAATGTCAGTTACGTCGGGACTTCGTTTACCAAGATAGTAGATATTGCAGAAGAATCTGAAATTGAGGTAACTATACCTTATACACAACCTTATCCTTTTTGTCTTAGTGACACCTATTCTGGTAATGTATCTCAACCATACGGAACCAGCTATGTACCACATATTGACAGATACGATAACGGAATCTTAACTATTCGAGTCTTCACTAAACAGACATCACCTGTGGCTACTGCAGATATTCAATTACTAGTCTCCGTGAAAGGAGGATCGGATTTGGAATTCGCTATGCCAAGAGAATTACCTTCCACCATGTCTCCTTTTGCTTACCAGAGTGATGTGACTACTGACTCACGTTCAACCATGCATATCACCAACTCCGAGGAGGTGGTTGATAGGACTCGATATTTAGTGAGTTTTGGTGAACCTGTACTCTCCCTTCGATCCTTACTGCGGCGTGCTGCTCTTTATAGTGCAGACATAGTCCCTTACCCAACGACTGCTCCTGGAGCATTGTTGAATTTTATCGGTAAGAGATCTGTGTACCCTATCGCACCAGGTTTTGATCCCAATGGTGTCCACTTTGCTTATAAGAGTGGTACTGTTGATAGTTTACCTTACAACTTTGTAAATTACACACCTTTAGTGTGGATTGCAAGTTGTTTTGTTGCTAGAAGGGGGAGTATTATTCACCATTTGAACATGAATTCGGGAGATACGGCTGATGGTTATATCACCGCATCATTTTCCACTAAACCACGGCTATCAACTGAGTGGAATGGGTCTGACACCTTATTGAATTCATCCTCTAATGCTGCTCTAACTAGAGCTTCATTACGGATATTCAATTCGGGTCAATCGGGGACAGATATGACTACTGGTTATGTTATGCCAGCCATCTCTGTTTCTTACCCTCATAACACTCCAACAAAGTTTATGTTGACAAATCCTAAATTTAGTGTATTAGGAGCTGGTGCTGATCATTCGGACAATATGACCATGGAGGTTGGTTTTACTTCGAGAGATGCGGAGATGACTCAGGTTTTGGATTATGTCCAGATTGGGACGGATTTCTCTGTTGGCTTCTTTGTAAATGTGCCTGTGGTGTATGTGAGTACTTCTGTACCTATTGCTCCATAGTGCGCTAGTTTACTAGGACTGCTGGGTCTGCGCGGACCCTTTAAACGCGAGGCCATACTTGATGGATACTATCAAGTGTATCATCTTCTATGATGATGCTCGAAGGTAACTCGATACTTTAATCGCGTGCATAACTATGTAGTGCCTAAATACATAGAACCCTATAGTCTATCCGGACTACCTAAACGGAAGGCGTCCCATTGGGGCGTTGGGTCTGCGCGGACCCTTTAATCGCGATGCCATGCTTGATGGATACTATCAAGTGTACTACTTTTCTAATAATTAGTACTCGGTGGTTGCTCGATCCTTTTATTGAGCGCACTACTATGAAGTGTAAAAATTCATACTCCCTGTGCGGTGGGGAGGCGTATTCCTACGATAGGATGCGCAAGACGCTCGTTAAGTGTAACTAGATTCGTACATTGTACACC